CAATACCCTTTACGAGATAGTTGCGTTCGGTTTCTTCTGCCTTTTTGCCTGTGACTTTGAGAGAGTTTCTCTCAGCAGTGATTTCAATCTCATCTTGTTTGTATCCAGCAACTGCAAGTTCAATGATGAAATTGTATTCGTCTTTCTTAACGATATTCACTGGAGGAAATGCAGTTTGAGTTGCTGTAAGAAGATGAGAAGCATTATCGAGAGCAGCGAACGCATTTTCAAACCCAAGAGCAGTTGGAAGAAGACGATCGAGTCCGTAATGTGATGCGATTGTAGTGATATTAGTCATTTTGTAACTCCTTTAATAAGCAAGTTTATAGTTATGGACCCCAAACGGGCATCCAAAGACTATTTAGTCAACTAGCGACACCAGTTGAACCAAACCCACCAGATCTTTCAGAATGTTTTTCTGGGCGCGTGCCACAAACAGCAATGTGAAATGGTTCGTTGCAGACAATCTCACCTTGAGCAATGCGATCACCTTTGCGAATTGTTTGATGCATCTTGGAGATGTTTGTCAAAAGAATAAACACTTCTTCTTGATAATCAACATCAACAATCCCTTCGCAATTTGCTAGGATCAATCCTTTCTTGAGCGAAAGTCCAGAGCGAGGATGCAAACGAATGCTATGATTTTGTAGCGGTAGTTCTGTGCGAGAAATATCAGCGTATGTTTCGATGGTCTTGCGATGATCAATCTTCATGATCAAGCCTGTTGGAATCAACAGACGATCTCCTGGATAGATCGAAACTTCACCAAATGAGTTTACTTCGCGCTCAATTGATGAGTTGAATGAATCGTATCCAGACACAACATTACTTGTTGGCTGGAAGGATAAATCGAAGCAATTGGCTAAAGAAGTTCCGTATGTTGGTAATACTAAATCATCATGAAGTCTATACACACTCAAATAAATCATACAGAATCCTTTTTCTTTTTCCCGATTGTATACTTGGAAACCAATTGCCATTCGTTCTTATTTTTGAACGGAAGAATCTTGATTTGGCTCAATGGCGCAACATTGTCTTTTGTTTTGTCTGCATCAACAAGTTTCACAAGACCCCATTCTGCCATTAGATTTGCGATGGTGTTTCGTCTTTGAATGTCATTGTCTGACATATTGCTTGGCTTACCGTCCAACTCAAAGAGTTCTTTGAAGTGTACAATGTAATACTTTCCCTGTTTGTGGAGAATATGGCAAGACTGGTAAAGAATATTATCATTCTTTGCAGCGACTCCAATGCGTGTGAGAGTTTCGCGAACCTTGAGGAAGTCGTCTTGCTTTTCTAATGTGACTTCTACTAATTTTTCGACCATGATCAATCACCCTTATATAACTGTTTTTTCATCGCGGTGATTTGGTCGTCGGAGAGGATCTTACATGCTTCCTCGGCTTTCGCGTCGGAGTATCCATAGTATTCCTTAACAACATTCAAATCACTGCTTTGAGCCTTTTTATGCCACTTACTATATGGACGCTTTTGGGCTCTTATTATATTTAGGAGAAAGTCATATTTGAGTTTGTTATCGAGATTCGTAAATCGATTCATCTCGTTCGCCCAGAGAACGGTGTCTCTATGAAACGAAAGTGCACGATTGACCATGAATGATGAATATGACTTTTCATCCTGTTCTGTCAGGAGAGCATATTCTTTCGTCTGTAGAATAGACGGAATGATTTCTTTAAAGAGGTCAGCCATTGAACTTACACTCAACCATCATTTCAGTGAGACATGCGGTGAGGTTCAGTTCCTGGTCGGCGACAAATGCTGCTTGGTATTGATACTTTGCGAGAATCAAAACTGCATTTGGAATCGTAGACTTATCCATCACATCATATAAACTATCATAGATCTTACGATAGATTTTTGCAGGATCATCACCACCAAAGTCAGCAACCCATTTACGCATTGCTCCGAAGTTTTGATCTTTGAGTGCTGTAATCAAATCATTCAATGATATATCAGCAATGCTTGAAAGAATGCCAGCGTCAATCTTACCACTGACAGAATATCGCTGCAGTTCATTTAGAATGCGGCGATAATCTGGGAAATGCTTTTTGACAACCTCAACAAGAACTGCTTTGTCAAACGGAATCTTTTCGTTAGCAAGGATTTCTGATGCACGCTTCATAAATGAAGCAGCCATCTTTGGCTTATCTTCTTTACGAAGTTTAAATTCAATTACAGCGCAACGAGAATGCAGTGGTTCAATGATTCGATTCTTGAAGTTACAAGTCATGATGAAAGTGCAGTTATGAGCAAACTCTTCCATCGCAGCACGCATGGCTGGCTGAGTTGAGTTTGGATTCAAATAATCTGCTTCATCGATAATGATAACTTTCTTGCCGCCACCGAGAGACATTGAACTTGCATAGTTCTTGATCTTGACTCGGAAAGTGTCGATACCACTCTCATCCGAACCGTTGATCATCAAATAGTCGCAACCAATCTCATCACACAGTGCTCTTGCGACTGTAGTCTTACCAGTGCCTGGTCCACCGCAGAGAAGGAGATGGGGAATCTCCTTGCGATCTACATACGACTGAAAAGTGCTTTTATATTCCTCTGGAAGAATACAATCGGCAATAGTATGAGGACGGTATTTTTCAACAAACAACACTTCATTCATAATATAAATTCCTCATTATTTGTGCCAAGGTTTAAATATATTGTTTGGGGCTGTCCAGCAAAGTGCATTTTCCCAAGGTTCATGTGGTATAAATTCAGCATGTTCTAAATCATTTAGATTTATTACACCGTAAGAACCAGTGCCTAAACCAATCGTAAACACATATCCATTATACCCATTATTCACAGCGAAGTCAACTTTAGATTTTTTAATATGTGTATCACCATCTCCATTGCCGCATTGAACATCAACCACAATATTCTGTGTGGGATCGGTAAGATCTGAATTGCTAACTCTTTTAAAATTTTCTGGACATTTCAGATTATCACCGCCTGTTCGAACAACAGTGTTTAATTTTAGTTCTTTTTGAACAAAGGGAACAAACAAGGTTTCTATTAAATACCCAAGCATCCAACTGTAATAGACATCTTCATTTGATCTACCATTATTGTTCAAGGTCTCGATAATTTGATATTCTTTCATGATACGAAAAGAATCCAAAATAAATTCTTGAACAGACATATCATTAGGAACTAATAGTTGTTTTTGTATTCGCACACCTACATCGATTAGTCTCTGGTTGTATAAGTCTAATCGATTCCAATCTATGCAAACAATGTCTTTTGCTTTCAGAAAAGCAAAACATTTATTTTTATTTGTAAATCCTATTGATTTACGATATTGTTTTGACATAAGAGAGAATGGGGTGGAGGAGGTGAACCCTCACGATGAGCAGTCTGGCGGATAGTACCGTCGGCAATGAATGCCGCACCCCAATAGACTTATTTAGCCACTGTTTCGTAAATAGATTGGAAGTCGCTCTGCTCAGCAACTTCTTCCTCATAGTTACGCTTGTGATAAGTCTTCGCCAGTTTACGACCCAACTTCTTTGGAATCTCACACTCATCTTGCATTTTTTGCAAAATTTCGCGAATCAAATCTCGTTCTGCTTCAACGCGAGTGAGAGAATTGGAGATCTCTTGGAGACATCCCAGAACCTTTGCTTTATCAATAGCCATGATTATTCCTCACCAAAGGTCGAATTTGCTGCTTCAATTGCGATGTAGTAGGTGATATTGATAGTCTTGTGCTTGAATCGAGCCATGCCCTTCTTTGCAATAGACACATCATAGGAACCATCAATCAATTTAAAGTTTTCTACCTTCATAACGATGCGGAACTTTGCACCTTCGCTGGTTCCAATCTCAATCTTAGATTGATCAGCAGAATCATCCTTAATGTCTGTCGCAATAAAGTTAATAACTGCGCCGTCACTCTCAAACACAAAGTTTGGTGAACCAGAGATTCCAGCCGATCGCTGCATCCAAGCGAGATCCTCTTGAGAAAGACTGAATGAACAGTCGGGATCACCAAAGGTGATTGACTTCTCAGGTGGTGTGACAATAATTTTCGGAGAACAATACTTGATATAGTCAGACTTCTTCTTGTTCTCAGTGCTGATATTGATCTTGTCATCATCAAAGCCAAGGTCAGCATCTTTGTAAAGAGAAATCTTTGCCAAGATCTTATTCAAATCATACAAAGCAAACTCTTTGGGAAAGTTTTCTTCAATCGTCGCTTCAACGAAAATAGTTTTAAGTGGAGAAATGGTCTTAAGAGTATTTCCTGCCTTAAACTGTAGACTTTGGTTTACAGTAGAGAAGTTCTTAAGAATTGCCACTGTGCCTTCAGAAAGTTTCATAATTTAAATCCTCAATTTGCTCAACACGATTATTATATAATGAATCGACTAATTTGTCAACCCTTGTCTTCAACTCATCTAAACTACAATTATTATCCATTACAATATCATAATGCGAACCAATCCAAGCCCACTCAGAGTAATGTACTTCTGGGTATGCATTTCGCATCACATCTAGATTAGAAAATAGATTACATTCCCGAGCCAAAGAAAACCACTCAGGGTCATCGCCGCGACGAACACGAACAACAGTGCCCCCAGACTCTTTAATAGCATTGATTTCATTTGGAAACCTCACATCAGCAATCACATAATTATTCCAAGGTGCTTTTTCACATCGGCGCATTACAGTATGAACCCAGAGGTCGGGGTGAAATACATCACGCCCTGCCTCTGTGCCCATTAATTGTAATGCGAGTCTTGGTGAGAATTCTTTACCGAATTTGTCAGACCACCATTTGTCAGGTTGTTCGCGCCATGCTCGAGATTCTGGAGTGTCTCCCTCAAGCATGGCACGATCCCAACCGAATACAGCAGCGCAAGAGTCTTTGACGCTGTTCGCAAAACTTTCCTTGAAGAAATCG